CGCGCCGTGGCCAGTGTATCCCGTAGCTGCTGCTCGCTCGATTTGATCCCAGGGGTAATCGGTCCGACCGCCAGCGTCGCCATGGCATCCTCGCGGGACTGATACCCCGCCAACCGATCCGCCACGATGTTCGCGAGGCTCTGCGCCGTCATGCAATCGACCGTGATGGCCTCCGTGGTCGCGAGCGTGCCATCGGTGAACGTGACATGCGCCACCACGCCAAGACCGGAGGAGGACCGTTCGAAGCTATCGAGGTTCGCCGTCCATGCCATTAGCGGCATCCCCCTCCTGTTGTGGTCTGCCGCCGCGCAATGCCTCGGCTATGGCCTGAAACGCCGCCAATGTCTCGCGCTGCATATCCAGCATCCCCGCCATCTGGCCAGCCTGCCCGGTCGCGTGGTTCGCGGCGTCCATCGCCGCTTGCATGTGCTGTTCGGCCTGTGTCGCCACGGCCTCGATGTGCTGGCGCCAAGCATCCATGTGCGCGACCATCGCCGTCACCTGTTGCGCCGTGCCGTCGTGGGCGGCCTGGGCGCGCCCGTGAGCGGCTTGCGCGTCTTGCGCGGCGACCATGGCCGAGCGGTTGTGCAATTCCGCCTGCGAGGCGTGGTGCGCCGCCATGCCGGCATGACCGGCCGCCGCGCCGGCGTGATCCTCCGCCGATGGCTCGTGCTCGGCGACCTGCCAGTCTGGTTGCGCCATTGACGCGCTCATGCCACTGGCTCCTTCACGTCGGAGGGGTTCCATGCCGCGATTGATTGCCGATAAAGGGATGCGGCCTCAACCTTCGACAGTTCCGGCAAGTTACGACGTCGCGCCACGTCGTTGCACATTTCCAGTTGGCGCAAGAACGCTCGTTCAAATTCCCGCCACGTCATCCCGCCATCCTACTCTTCAAAGAATGAGATTCCATATAATCCCCACAAGACCGACCATCAGAAGAAAAAGATCAAACTCGGCAGAACCGCTCATGATGCCATCCTTGGTTGCCCGTTCTGTTTCGTCCACCGCTGACCATTACCGAACCGCGTCACCCGCCCCTCTTGCAGTTGCGCCGCTGCCTCAGGCGGCAACGCGGGCGCCGTCTGGTCATTGGCCGGGGGCGTTGGTGCGGGCATCGGTGCCGGCAACCATTGCGGCGGCGGCGGCCCAAGTTGTGGCACGGGCTCGAGTTGCGGATAGCCGGTGATCATCGAGATTGTCTGCGGCGAGAAATGTTCCGCGATCACGGCGCCGATCAACCGGATGCTATCCCGCGCGATCCGCGCCACGGCGCGCTGCTGCGGCTGCACACGGCGGGTCGAGAAGTTGGCCTTCAGTTGCTGCGCGCCAAGCGTCTCGATCGGTGACGTGGCGCCGCGCATGATGTCGCCGATGCCGGTGATCTCGTAAAGCAGTTCCTTCGTCTTGTCCCGCGCCGCGTAAAGCTGGATCAGCGTCTCGGCAATCTCCTTCAATGGCATCCATTGAATGAAGTTCGTCAGGCCGCCCTTGTCGTTCCATGCCGCCCAGTCGAGGACGGGGATCAACTTGTTCTCCACGTTCGCGTCGATCAGTTGCTCAAGCACCTGCTTCTGCTCGCCAGGATAGACACCCGACAGCTTCAGCGCCCGCGTGAGCGTGTCGATACGGCCCGTGAGCGTATCGAGTTCCCGCGCCTGATCCTGGTATTCGATGTAATCCGGCACCGGAATGCGCTTATCGTTCGTGGTCGTGGCCAGAAGTGGATCAGGCGACGGAAAGAAGTCCGGCAGGTTCAATGGGTCGTCAACCTCATCCAGCACCACGTCCGGTGTGCCGGGCGCGAGCCAGATCACCTTGCCGGCCGTCTTATCCCAGAACTCATCGACGATCGCCTTCTTGAAAATGTCCGGGGGCGCCTGCTTGTCGCCGGTCTGGCGATCGGATGCCTTCGCCGCGAAGTCGAGATTGACCTTGCCGCCTTTCTTCTTGCCGAACCGCTCGATCAGTTGCTCGCGGTTCATATAGGCGCGGTAACGCACCCATGAGACCTCCCGCCACGTGCGGGCTGGCGCCTCCCGGTAGTCCTCCCAGAACACGTAATCCATCCGCGCTTCTTCGTAGACAACCTCGCGCAGCGGATCGGGATTGTCGCCCGAGCCCGCGACCGTGGCGGCGTTGCTGTCCGCTTCCTCGAACTCTTCGGACGATCGCGGTTCGATTTCGTCGCCATAGCTTGGCACATATAGCACGCGCGGGACGCCACGCCCGGGCAGCAGCCGATCCTCGACCACCGCCTCCATCACCAGATCAAAGTCGCTGTTGTCCAGGCTGTAGCTTATCGCGCGTTCGAGCAGGATGCTAGCGAGGCGCCCGGTATCGTCCTGGTCTAACCATCGGCGCTGCACGTCAGGTTTCGGCGTGCGCGCGTAAAGCGCCGGCTTGAGCGTCTGGACGTTGGACCATAGGATGTTGAAGCGATGGACGTTGCGTAAGTCGTTGTTGCCGCGCTCGTCACGATAACGCTTGATGACCTCGCGGGCGCGTTTCTGCCAGCGTTCTTCCTCCTTGGCCGCGACGCGATCTTCTGCTTGCCAGCGCGCCCAGACAGCGGCCTCGCCATCTCCAAAGTCATCGAGGTCTTCAACGCGATCGGGACCAATGATGGTGTCGCTCAAAATGGAACTTCCTTCACCAGCCCATCAACCAGAGCAATTCCGGGGATGCGCAATCTCGCATCTTCACCAGGGAATGCATCGCAACACGCCACGGGTGGATCAATGGATCGGAACACCTGGTTCATATTGCCGCCGCGAATAACCGCCTTGTGTTCAGCACAGAACCACCATCCGTCCGGGAACCCGTCCAAAGGAACCCATTGCCTGACATCCCATGGTCTCGACTGGGCGGGGGTCATCCGCCGACGCGCCTGCGGTCGCCGCCGAAGTCATGTGTGCGAGGGAACGGCGCGGGTGTGGTTGTCATAGACATACCTTCAGCGCACCCCACGATGTCGTGCGCGGCGAGCAGTTCCCGCCGCAGATCGCGGTTCGCGGCATCCATCGCCTGCTCACGTTCCCATGACGCCGCGAGTTGCACGCGCATGACGGCGATCTCGGTGCGTGCCTCGGCCAAACGATCCAACAGCACACGCTCAGTCGCCGTTGGTATCGGCAATAACACCATTTGCTCGCTCACTCGATCCTCCCCATGCTTTGTGACCGCGGGCGCGCGAGGCGCCAGGCTTCGCCGAGGGTCATGTCCTTTGAACCACGTAACTTCGCCGGTTCTTCCGGCTTCAATGGCTGCACCATGCGATCGAGCAACTGCCCGATCAGACCGAGCGCATCCACCTGATCATCATGCTTACCGACCGGGAACGTCATCAGTTCGGTCTCAAAGTCGGTGCGCCACTCGGCTCCTTCAGGATAGCGTAGCCCGTTAACCGCGATCCGGCCACGAATGGACTGCGCCCGGATGGCCTTATCGCCTCGAGTTGGAAAGTCGTCACGAGCCACGAACGCCTTGCGTTCGCGCATGGCGCGCCGCAGGAACGGCCCAACGCTGGCCTTGATCTGTCCGGTTTCCTCTGCCCATCCGAGCGGTTTCCACTGGCGCACCAGATCACAAAACGCCTCAACCCACACGTCGGACGACGTTTGACCGCGCCACAGATCGAGAAGCCAGAGTTGCCCGTCACTATCCATGCCAACAACGACATGCACGGTGTAGTCGCCTCCATCGCTGGTAACAGCATAATCCGACGCGCCGTAAATCCGCATACTATCGCGAGGCGGCATGGCCGTGACCGGCATCAACCATTGTCGCTTGAAGTAATCGCCGCTCTCCGGCGCCGGTGACTGTTGATAGAGTGCTGACCATGTTCGCGAATCGCGCTTGGCCTCGAACCGCATGTCATCCGTGAACCACTCGGGCCAGAGGGGATCACCGACCGATCGGCCAAGGGAATCGTCTTGTTCCGCTTCCATGGGAAGGCGCAGCACATGCCATGGCCGCCCACCCGATCGCATGTCATCCAGTAATCGGCCACCCAGATCGGTTTCGCTCCATCGCGTCATGATCAGCACCACACGGGCATTCGGACGGAGCCGAGTGGACAGGTCGGCCTTCCACCATTCCCAGATACGATCTGATATGGTTTCGCTATCTGCCTCGGCTCTGGACTTTACCGGGTCGTCAATAATGACCAGATCAGCGCGCCGTCCGGTTATAGGTCCAAGAATGCCGGCGGCGTAGTATTCACCGCCTTCCGTCGTGCTCCACTGACCGACAGCGGCGTTGTCACCAGACACAGAGACGCCAAGCGTGGGCGACCATTCCATGATGGTGTTCCGCACCCGACGCCCGAAGCGTTCGGCCAGATCGGCGGTATGCGAGGCGGC